CGGCACCCACTTGGTAGGTTTAACCTGACGCTGTCCGTCAATCCGATCGAAATGATGTTTTGACCACCAGTTGCGGATATCTTTGACCCGCCAAACCCAGGGCTCATTGTGTGCTTCATCAGTGATGGGCGTGCGGCGTTGCCTAGCGCGGTCGGCGTCAGATTTATAAAACCACGCATAGCCCTCGCCGCCCTCAATATTTGACCGGAGATAGGCCGGATCATAAATTGCGGGCCAATGAGCATCTTTATGATCTGAGCCGTCGCGCCAATCTGACAGCGGCATATAATTATCAATGCCGACAAAATTTATATTTTCATCCGACCAAAGCGGATCAAGGTGAAATAAAAGGTCGCCGCTGTCATCTTTTGGATGATAACCAAAGTATTCCGACCAATCCGCCGCATATCCGATCTGACAGTCAGGTCCCAAAAGCGACCGCACCTCAGCTGCGAGGCTTTTAAGAGCCACAACCGCTGGAAAAATATTATTGGCACCACGTATCTGGGTAAGACTGCGCATCTCCGATCCGATGCAAAACGCAGAGACACCACCGGCTAATTTGCACAGAGCCGCATTGTGCAATATGAACCGTCGATACTTCCATTCATCTGGACCAGTATAGCACACCTCCCCACCAGCAACCTCAAAATGCTCCGCCCGACTTGTCCCGAAGAATTGCGCCACCTCATTCTCTGCCTGGACCGTCTTATCCGGCGTACCGGTTTTTCCCGGTGCCCGCGACAGAGTGATCCGGCCTCGCCAAGGTAATTTTGATTGATGCTTGCGGTTAGACCAGGGGTCGACCAATCCATTATCATCCGCTTGATCCATTAAGATAAACGGATAGAACATTACCGCCTGTCTACGGGTTTTAAGATCCGCGATAGCGCTTAATACTGCAGCGTCAGCCGGTGTTCCCCCATATGTCGGGCGACCATTTTCAAATGGGACTACCTTGGCATCTGCACGATTCAACCCAGACACACGCCAGGGCATGGTCTTTGCCTCATACCATTTCTGCTCGACCTTGGGTTGTATTTCACACATCCCACAGCGCAGATCATTACCAAACCAGCTGACAACCAGCGACACTGCCTTGCAACCAGGCAATTCCACATTCAACATCTCCATTGACGTGGCAAAATCGGTCTTCCCGGACAAGGAGTTCGCGTTTAGGTTGATACCTTTTCCCAACCCCAAATCATAATGGATGGGCTTAGTGGCCAGACTGTATTCCCCTGTTCCCGGCATCAAAGCCACGCCGCGCACAACCTGAGAAACCGCTGGAAGTTGCGCCCTTGCTTCTGCGGTGGCGGGGCGTGTAATTTCGAAACTGAATTGTGGCAGCCGGTTGCCAAACTTCTCTAACGGCAGGTTTTCCAAAACCACATAGGCGGTGCCCCGAAAAGCCGGCACTTGACCCGCCCCCTCAATCGCCTCGAGAGTCGGGTCGGGAAGCTGCTCGCGATCGCCGGAATAGACCCGAAGATTGAGGTCGTTCAAATTAACCTCCGCGCCATCTGCCCATATGCGATGAACCCCTGATATTTCGCCCTCGCACAAACCCAGCGCAACTGAAACCGAATAGCTATAGCTTCGGTGTGTCGTAGCTGGCGAAGATGGTGCGCCTTTTCCACCGCCTCCACCACCGCTTTGGGTCACCGTGCTGGTTTCGCGAAAGGCACTGGCCCAAATCAGATGCCCCGGCATTCGAATGCGGCCATACAAGGTGGCAATTGCGTCCCCCTCCCCCGAGCCATTAATCCGCAACTGGCTAGGGCGCCCGGTTTCAACGGCATCTGACCCATTCCCCATAAGACGCTGGTCAAGTTTTCGACCTACCATTGCGCCTGCAAAACGGCCAACCACCGTCATCGAAAGACCCAAGGCCGAGCCACCCAAGGAACTTCCGACCGTTGCACCTACTGCTGACAGAACAAGAGTTGCCATTCTACATCCTTTCCGGGAATGAGAACCGCGCGACAATACGACGTTGCCAGGGCGCGCATAAGGCGCTTTCCACAACACCATGGCCCGAGTAGGCATGAATAAACCCTGGCCGGTTTGTCTCAGAAGTCGCGATGCCTAAATGTTTGGCCACGGCTCCATCGCGCATCCGAAACAATAACACGTCCCCGTCAGCGCCAGTACCCATATCTCGCTCAACCAATACAGCCCGAGCTGCCGCCCAGAGGTCTTCGCGACCCTGCGGCTCAGACCAGTCTTGGCTGTAAGCCGGAATGGAAAACGGTTCAGCCCCAATTACCTCACGCCAGACTCCACGCAACAGACCCAGACAATCTGCTCCCACGCCACATTTAGATGCCTGATGCAAATAGGGTGTTCCCAGCCAGCGTCGCGCCTCGGCCACCACTGACAGACCAATTGAGCTCATCTCCGACTCCCCCCATCTAGGCGCCCGGCTTTAGACGGATGTTGCATGCCATAATCTTCACTCAGAAGATCTGGAAACCCTTGAAAATTTATCACGTTGTCAAATTTCAACCGGCAGGACGAAAACCGTTTGTCACAGCCTGCCACCAGACGGATATAATCTTCTGTCGCAACAGCTATAGGCAATGGTTCCGCCAATTCGATAACGCGGGAAGAACCTTTCACATAATCACGTTTGATCGCGCCACTAAGTCCCTTTGCCGCGCCAGAGGTGATCTCAAGGTGCCCTGAACAAAACCAATTAGGTTCGAAACTCTGTGACATGCTAAAAAAGAAAATACGCTGTGTTTCTATATTTTCTGCCGTGCCCTGAAAAAAATACCCAGGGGTAAACATGTTAAACCTGCATGACGTATCTCCCAGAACCGCCGAACACGGCTTTTGATAAACCCGTCCGATAGGTTGGTTTAAGACGTCACTCAACCCACGTATTTCCGCTTGAAAAGCCCCCCCTGCGCTACGCATGCCGCCAATATGGCCGCGAAACATCACCACCCGTTGTGTTACATCTGCCCAGTTCACCCGCCAGGCGACCACCTCAGCGCGATCATAACGCCCGGCCTTAATATCTTCAGCAGTGATCGATGTGTCATGCAAGGCACCCAAAGATTCCGTGTTATCGACCGATAAGCCAGTACTGCGCTGCAGCGCCAATGCAGACATACCGCTTTCGGCACGAAACGTCTTATTGTCAAAGCTGAGCGGTTGGTCGTGATCGGTAAACCCCATAAACACGCCATCCCGACGCGTAACTTCCCAAACGTTGCACAGCGTTGTGAGCCCCCCCAGCAGATGGGTTTTTAAATTAGCCGATACTCCCATCATAGGCGCACCTCAATGACGGGCACATGTGGAACAGTACCAGCCTGAAAACTCTCGACACTGGTCTTTATCCCATCAGTGTCAAAGCGCACCGGGACGTCAAATTCAAACCCCGCGGTGATCTCTGTGCCCTCTGCCGGAGCGTGGTCAAATAAAAGCCGTCCACCAACAAAATCAACTTCAAAATGCAACCCTTCCTGTAACGGGTCGCCCCCTAGGGCCACCTTTACCGAACCCGGCACTGGTTTTTTAATGGGACGGGTATAACGCGCCTGTCCCGAGTGGTAAGTCTTGGAAAGAGGCCAGGCTTTTGTTACCCCGTCTCCAAGGCCCAAAGCCTGATCCCTCAAATCTATGTCATTGCTAGGTTTTGACGATTTAAAGTCAGCCCAATCTTTCCAACGAAATGCATAGAGCTGGCCCCTGCGTGCCTCAAAAAAAGCCAGCAACACGGCGATATCGTCCAGAGAGCGCATTCCCACACCGGCATCATAGCGACGACGGGAATGCGCCCATGCAGTATTTCGCTCTTCATATCCGTTTGCCAGAGTGACTATATCGGTGTGCCTTTCTGGCCCACCAGCCGAGCCAAAGCTTAGTCCAGCAGGAAATTGGATGTCATGAAAATCCATATGATTGCCTCATGTTAACGATTGCGTTGACCTCGACTGAGCGTCTGACTTAAGCGGGCAGCAATCTGGCTTTCCGAACGCTGGAAACCGGCCACATCCGGAGTGGAAATATTCATCACAACACTGACGTGTGACATCGAATTACTGCGCACACCCAATTTGCCATCTGCGCCACGGGCCAAAGGCATAATCGCCTCGGGACCTGCCTCACCCATTAATCCCTGCCCCCCGCGCATTGGAAACAGTGTCGGTCCAGAAACGATACCACCAGAGGCAAACGGCATTACCCGGCCCTGGGAAAACCCAGCCCCATCGGCAAAGGGCAGTACCGACGAAAATGCAGTGCCTAACCCACCTGCCAGTAATCCGCCAAGATGGTTTGATAAGGGTTTTACCGCTGCGTTAAAGGCAGTATCGATCAGAGCTTGACCCACTACATGCAAGCTGTCCCGCAATTTATAACCGTCAAATGCCAATCCATTGATCGCCTTGCGAACCCCGGCGCTCAACGAAGTTTCAAGTGCAGAGGCATTGCGTTCAGTCGCCCCGAAGGCTTGCGTCAAACGGTTTAGTTCGCTCCCAAAACCCGCAGTCATTTTGGTAACCGTCGTCAACGACCCGTCTAGCGTTTCCAGATCACTGTCTAGTTCACCAATACCCTGAAAATCACTCATTTTTAACCTCCTCTCTCTGGTCGGGGTACTTTTCAACCAATTCGACCAACCGTCTGCGATCCAGCGGTGCAAATGTTTTGCTTTGCCCCATCAAAAGCTGAAATTCATAGGGAGTCATTTGCCAGAACGCCTCCGGGCTTAGCCCCATTCTCCCTAAGCCAGCGCTTAGTAAAGAAGGCCAATTAAACACCTGCGTCACGACGCGGGATCAATCGGTGAAAACGCCACTACCAAGAGCTGCGCCGCGGCTTGACTAGCAGCCATAAGGCCGCCGCCAATCTCAGACGTTAACAAATTTTCGGCCTGCCCGCTCCAACCACCACCGCGCAAGCCCGCAACTGTAAGTGCCAAGACATCGCGACCAGTAAAATCACCTGTCTCAAAGCGTTTGACCAAATCAACCAGCGAGCCACTTTGCAAAGTGGTTTCTAGT